GTGGAAGACACAACAGTCGAAGCAACACCAGTAGAGGCTGCGGCTGTAGAAGCTGTCCGCCCTACAATTTCAGCACGCGCCTACACACAGGATCGTGTCGCACCAATTACATCAGCACAATATCTCGGAGCACAGATCAAGGCTGCAATGGGCGATGACGAAGCTCGTCGTGTAGTTCGCGCTGCCGATGATTCAACATCAACCAACACAGGTCTTACATTGCCTGCGCACCTCAACATGTTCGACACAACTACATTCTCAGGCCGTCCTGCATTCGATGCAGTAACACGCTCTGGTGCAGTTCCTCAACTATCATTCACCATTCCTAAGATGGGAACCGCTCCAACTACTGCAGTAACTGCAGAAGGTGCAGCACCATCAGAGACAGGCATGACTTCAACATACGACACAGTCACAGCCGCTAAATACTCAACTTTGAACCGCGTGAGTTTTGAGCTCCTCGATTTTTCAAATCCGGCCTTTGAGACATTGCTTATGGACGAAATGCGTAAAGGCTATGAGAAGGCAACAGATAACGCACTCATTGCATACTTCACATCTGCAGGTACACAGGCAACTGGCGTAGCAGCAACAGCAGCAGGACTCCAGAGCTTCATCGCTGCACAGGGTCCAGCAGCTTACAAGGCAACAGGTGGAGATTACGCTAACAAGCTAGTAGCCTCGACTGACCAATGGTCAGCAATCCTCGGATACGCCGACACAACTGGACGCGCATTGTTCTCAGCGGAAGCACCTACAAACGCTTCAGGTGGAGCTTCAATCAACTCAACAGTTGGCCGCGTACTTGGCGCAGACCTTATCGTTGATCACAACATCGCCGTATCTGGCATCGTTGATGAGTCAGCATTCTTGGTCGCTCCTAACTCAGTTTACGTCTGGGAGTCACCTGTTACAAATCTTCGCCTCAATGTTCTCACAACAGGCGAGATCGAGATCAACATGTACGGCTACCTAGCAATCCACGCTAAGGCAGCAGGAGCAGGCATCCGCCGCTTCAACCTATCTTAATTAGATAGAACCTAAGTCGCTGGCGGCGTAGTGCCCTTCTACGCCGCCAGTCTTTAGAAAGGATAAGAGCATGGCATTGACTACAATCGCAGAGCTACGCACCGCGCTCGGTGTCGGTACGCTTTACGCTGACGCCACGCTTCAAGAAGTCTGTGATGCCGCTGACAACGTTCTCTTACCTTTTCTATGGACTAACACGACCTCAATCACGGGCCATAGCAACACAGCCAATACAGGCACGTCATATTTTGATGAGTACATTCAAGATATCTTTTATGTAGGCCAGAGCCTAGTGATCAGCGGCTGCGGATCAAAACATAATGGCAATAAAACTTTAACGGCCGTTGGCGAGCGTTCAGTCACTTATGCAATTACTGGAAACAATAACGCCGTAACACCTTTTCATCCCATTAACCCTTATGGCGTAGCGGCTGCAGAAACATACACAGACTACACAACGATCCCGGCAATCCAAGAAGCTGCCCTTATGATCTCGATTGACATCTGGCAGTCTCGCCAAGCGCCTTCATCTGGCGGCGTCTCAATCGACGGCTATGCACCTTCGCCGTATCGCATGGGTAACACCTTGCTTGCTCGCGTTCGCGGCTTACTTGCCCCTTATCTTGATCCGCGTTCTATGGTGGGCTAATGGCCGCCATCTCAACACTTCGCGCAGGTATCGCAGCAGCTCTTACTGATAACACAAAGTATTCAGTCTTCTCATTCCCACCTGCGACTGTCATTCCAAATTCTGTGATCGTTTCACCTAGCGATCCTTATATTTCGCCGTCTAATGGATGGCATGCATCTATCTCGCCCTTGGCGAATTTCACCATCTCAATCATGGTGCCGCTTCTCGATAATGAGGGCAATCTAAACGGAATTGAGGATGACATCGTGCGCGTGTTTAATCTGCTCGCTGCATCTTCATACACCTACAACGTCACAGAGGTATCGGCTCCAGCCGTACTTAATGCCGCGTCAGGTGATCTACTTACATGCAATATCAATATCTCAGTCCTAACGAGTTGGAGCTAAAATGTCCGAGTGGGAAAAAGAGCAAGAAGCCTTCCTGATCAAGATCGGGCAGGTAGCACCATCAAAGCCAACACCTAACAAGAAAGACGAGGAATAATCTCATGGCTGTATTTCTAAGCAACAACGTCGGCGTGAAGGTAAACTCAGTCGATCTATCAGACCACGTTACAGCTGTAACACTTAACCGCAATTTTGATGAACTTGAAGTAACTGCGATGGGTGACTCAGGTCATAAATTCGTAAAGGGACTTGAAGCTTCATCTGTCACTATTGACTTCCTCAATGACACAGCATCTGCTAACGTCCTAGCGACTTTGCAGGCTGCATGGGGAACTAACGTCACAGTAGTTCTACTTCAGACAAAGGGAACCGCAGTATCTGCGACTAACCCTCTCTACACAATGACATGCCTTATCAACAACACGACAGATATTAACGGCGCAGTAGGCGATCTCTCAACACAGAGCCTCACCTTCAACGTCTCTGGTACTGTTGCAGTTGCCACAACAGGCACATTCTAAGAAAATAAACAAAGGGGCATAGCATGGCAAAGTTAATAGTCACACTAGCGGATAACACAGTAACCGAGATCGAGATCACTCCTCGCCTCGAATATGCGTTCGAGCTATATGCTAAAAAGGGATTTCACAAAGCGTTCCGCGATGATGAAAAGCAGTCAGATGTCTATTGGCTGGCATGGGAAGGCCTTCGACTTAGTGGAGTCACAGTCAAGCCATTCGGTGCAGACTTTCTTGAAACTCTTAAGAGTGTAGAGGTTGCAGAGTCTGACCCTTTGGCCTAGGCAGCGATAGCATCCACTATCTCATAGCTCGCTTGAGCATTGAGACGGCTATCGCTCCACAATTCTTAATTGATTTAGATTCATCGATGCTCCAGATGTTACTGAAAGCATTGAAAGACAGAGCAAAGGAGCAACAGGATGCCTACAGAAGTAAGCGGCGCACTTGAACTCCGTAAGGCACTTAGAAAAGTCGAGCCTGCTCTGGCTAAAGAAACTGAGAAGGAGATCAGAAACCTTCTCAAGGTAGTAGCAGTCAAGGCCAGAGGATTCGTCCCTAGCGAGGCACCGCTATCTGGATGGGGTAAAGCCGTGGGCGTCTGGGAGAACCGCGTCTTTAGTTCTAGCGATATTAAGCGCGGCATCGGATACAGCACAGCACCATCAAAACCTAACAAGCGAGGCTTTAGATCCATCGCGACGATCTTTAATAAGAGTGCAGCAGGATCGATCTATGAGACTGCCGGACGTCTTTCAGGGCCAGAAGGTAGAGGCCAAGCTCCGCTGGTTGATGTCTACACAGATGCTGGTACACGTTCTGCACGCAAGGCTGGCTACCAGAAGCGCAGCAGCGATAAGACTAAGAGCCAGTCGGCTAACCCTCACGCAGGCCGTCAATTCATCGAGGCATTGCCACCCCTAGTTGATAGCCAGCAGTCAGGCGTGGCAGGTCGCCGCACCCGTAAGACTAAAGGTCGTCTTCTATTTAGAGCATGGGCAGAAGATCAAGGCAAGACTAATGCAGCCGTACTCAAAGCAATTGATAAGTCAATGGACACAGCCCTAAGAGTAACAAAGGGAACCACAATGAAATTTAGAGGTCGCTAATGTCTGCCAATTCAAGTCTAGCAATTCGCATTGCAGCGATCTTTGATAATAAAGGACTAAAGCAAGCCGACAAAGGCGTCAAGGGTTTACAATCAGCCGTTAAGAAACTAGCAGGCGCGGCTGGTATTGGTCTATCTACTGCCGCCGTAATTAACTTCGGCAAGCAAGCGGCTAAGGCATTCATTGCCGATGAGAAGGCAGCTTCTAGACTAGCTCTAGCAGTCAAAAACTTAGGCTTAGGTTTTGAGACTCCACGCATCGAGGAGTTTATTGCTCAGTTATCTCGCGCTTCTGGCGTTACCGATGATCAACTTCGCCCAGCGATGCAGAAACTATTACAGACCACAGGCTCGGTCGTTAAGTCCACAGAATTACTGACTCAAGCCCTAGACATCTCTAGGGGTTCTGGCGTTGATTATGAGACAGTAGTCAATGATCTCAGCATGGCTTACGTCGGCCAGACTCGTGGACTTAAAAAGTATTCACTAGGTCTAAGCAATGCAGAACTCAAGACGATGAGTTTCGCAGATGTACAAGCAAAACTTACTAAACAATTTTCAGGCGCTAATGCTGCCTATCTTGATACTTACGCTGGCAAGATGGGCATTCTCTCTACGGCTGCAGGTGAGGCAACTGAGACCATCGGCAAGGGTCTAGTTAATTCATTAAGCATCCTTGCAGGAGAAGGCAACACAGTCCAACCCCTTGCCGATTCAATGCAAGAATTAGCAACTTATATCAGCGAGGTTATAACTGGCTTGGCAACCATGATTGCCGAGTTTAAGAAACTGCCCGGCGTTGAAAAATACATAAGCGACATCTGGCCAAAAATTATTTCTTTAAGCCTTCCCGGACAATTATCCGATTTCATTCGGCAATTTAGTAAAACTACAACCTTTGGCATGGGCGG